CACCAGCTTTCATGCTCTCGTACTTCGCTTTAAGCAGCTCCGCAGGCGTTGGTCCTTTCGACGTCGCTGGCGCAGCAATTGCGCGCCGAACCGGCGGGATTGGCTTACCTTCCAGCACACGCTCTTCCCACATTTCCAGAATGTCCCCAGCTTCGTGCTCGAGCTCTTTGGAATTCAGCTGGCCATCGGTGCCCCGGCGACGCAACTCGAGGCAGATGTGATAATAAACCGGCTTTGGCCAAGGATACTGCTCGCTGCTCGGGTAGCGGAACACCAGCTTGCGCCACTTCCAGTATTCAGCCATGACGTCAGCAGTGGTGATCCCCAGCACGCAGCGCCCTTCCCTGCACCATTTGATGAACTGGCCAGGAGAAGGCAGGAATGGTCGCTCCTGACTGCGAGCTACACGCATGCCAGCGTCAACCTGATCCATGGTGTTTATCCCGTTTTCTTTGAAAGCCAGCACCCACTGCCGGCGGATCTCGTTCACGTCCTCCTGGTTGCGATTGACCAGACTTGCCGGGAACGCTGCCGCCAGTTGCACGAACAGGCCGTTGATAATCTGCGCCACCTGCTGCTTTTGATCGCGTTCGTTGTATTGCTCAGGCAGGTTGTTCGCCACTCGGCGTGCCTGTTCCCGGTCAAAATTGCGAATGCTCTCTGAGAGGTTTTTCATTCCAGCACTCCGTCAATCCAATCGGTGTTATGCAGGTCGATGTTCCCCGAGGATGGCTTTGCCGCTCTGGTTGTGCGCAGTCGTTTGGTGGTGAGCTGATCCCACTGCTTGCGCAGACTCGAAGGGCTCAGGATGTTGTCTTTCCAGAACTCGTCCCGGTTGGCCCACTGGAACAGATCACAGATTTCGTAGTGAGTACGATTGTCCTGGACACGCATCAGCCTGATGGTGTTGGCCCATTCAGCCCAGTTTGGTTTGGATAGCGATGCGTTGACGGTGAGAAGCCTGTCGTAAATCCAGCGAGCGGCCTTGAGGTCGTCAGCCGATCCCCATGATTTACCTGCAGGGGTGAATATCCCGTCAGCTGCTTCTGGATGACGAGAGAGAAACTTTTGAGTTTTCTGGTTTCGGGATTCGTCAGAATTCCGAGACGAGGATCTTTTAATACTGTTCTTGTTATAGTCTTGGGTGTCTACCGTTTCCGGGAAGTTTTTTCCCGTTTTCGGTAACACTTTTCCCGATTTCGGGAAGACTTTTCCCGTTTTCGGTTTGTCCAAAATCCAGGCTGAAAGGTCAGTATTTATACCGACAGTTTTCATCACGCCTTGCTTATGGCTGAAGATGATTTTGCGCTCAGCGAGCGATTTCAGCGCATCAGAAACGTGTGAATCACTCAGATCTGTAAGCTCGGCGATCACCGTATTCGTCACCCTGTCCTGCTTCTTATTCCAGCCGTAGGTAAGCCAGATCACCGCTTCAAAACACTGCCATTCTCGGCCCGACAATCTCAGGCGAGGTTTAAGCTTCTGGATCTCATTGGCGACCTTGGTATACCCGTTCGACAGGTCGGCCATACGACCTCCCGGTTGTTCAATTTGAGTTGGGAAATTGATAATTTCAGCGGTATTTGACATACTTAGCTCCGCATTTGCCTAACAACTGATGCGCAAGAAAGTCGGTTCTGTTCGCGCAGACCGGCTTTCGTCATTTCTGAAGTCCTCACATTGCCCCCAGCATGGTTGTTACCATCGTCATCAAAGGACCAACCTGCTCCGGCATGAGGCGGAATAGTGACGCTATCCCTTCGCTTAGCTCTTTCAGCTTCTGATGTTCTGGAGCGTCAAGTATGATGGCCTGCTTGGCTTCAGCGACTTCTTTCTCAGCTTCAGCCAACCGGGACATCATGCAGTTGGCACCAACTAGGCGTGCCCGATACTCCATAGGAAGAACAGCAATGATTGCCGGTGTCAGCTTGCTAATGTTTTGGCGGTACTGCTCAGAATCGAAACGGTTATCCAAGTAACGAAACAGTTTCTGGCGCGCCCGGCTGTAATCTGATGGAAACTGGATACCCTTCCCACACTGTTTGCGCCACTGATCGACGATGTGAGCGGATACGACATCTTGTCCTGAAGCTGCAGCCCAAGCACGCACCGCATCGCGGATCTGTTCATGGCTTGGAGCCTCCTTTGTTTGAGTACGGTTTATCAACGTCCCCAAGTGCAATCCGGTAATATTTTCAAACATGAGTGAATGCATTTGCTTACTCTTGATTAAATGAATGTTTTTAGGCTGGCAATCTGGCTCTTTATTTAAGCTCGGGATTATTCGTACGCATTGTTACTAGCGGCCTGACCTGACTTGCTTCCGTATAGTAGCCAGCCGGGATCGCATTCAAGTGCATTAGCGAGTTCAAATAAGTACCGAGGCCTCTTTGTCACTCCAGCCTCAATTAACTGAATCGACTGCTGCTTAACTCCTGCTTTTTCAGCAAGCTCTGCCTGTGTCATCGCGAGCTCAAGTCTTTTCTTTTTCAAGCGTTCTTTGATTGTTTGCATTGCTGCTCCTTAAACAATTTTTCTTGTATTTAATTACAAATAATATTGTTTGTCAAATACAGGTTTTCTTGTAAGCATCACTGGGTAAAAATGAGGTGAAATATGACCATCGCAAACCGAGTTAAAGCTAGAAGAGAGCAGCTTGGGCTGACACAAACAGAGCTGGCTGAAAAAGTAGGTACTTCACAGCAGGCTATAGAGCAACTCGAAGGCGGAAAAACCAAAAGGCCGCGATATTTACCAGAGTTAGCATCCTTTTTTGGCGTAACTGTTGAATGGTTGCTTGATGGAACAAGTAATTCTAATTTCACCTTCATGAGTAAGAATGAACCGAAGGGGAAATATCCATTGATCAGTTGGGTAAGCGCGGGTAGTTGGGCAGAAGCGTGTGAGCCGTACGATCTGAGTCAGATTAGCGAGTGGATAGAGACCGACACTAAACTACTTGGCAACGGCTTTTGGTTGCGTGTAGAGGGTGACTCAATGACGTCCCCGGTCGGCCAGAGCATCCCTGAGGGTCATCTAGTTCTCGTAGACACAGGCCGTGAAGCTAAGAACGGCAGCTTGGTCGTAGCTAAAATGACTGACGCTAATGAGGCTACGTTTAAAAAGCTTGTGATCGATGGTGGGCAAAAGTACTTAAAAGGTCTCAATCCCTCATGGCCTATGATGCCAATCAACGGCAATTGCAAAATAATCGGTGTTGTAATTGAAGCCCGTGTGAAATTCATATGATAAAGAACGTAATTGCCTTAGCTTTACTATCCTACTCAGCTTTATCCTCAGCAAACTGTTGGATCGTCTCTGACCTTCAAGGTAAGTCCTCATTTAGTGACGACGAATATGAATTCATAAATGACGCAATGTCTGGAGTTGCTTACAAACTATCCATCAATGGAGACAAGGCTTCTTTAACTAACATGAGTGGCTCCCCTGTATCTGATATTTCTTACGTTCCTTTGTCGAGCAATACGATGGTAGGTAGCTATCAGTCTGGAGGGGGCATAACTGTCGAAACCTGGTCTGTAACAATAGACAAGAAGGTTATCTACTCGAAAGTTATGAACATTCCTGGATTCCAAAAGCTAACATCAACAAAGGCTTTTGTTGGTGAAGTGGCTGGTACCTGCGACAATTAGTTCTGCTTTATCTCCCTAAACTGTAAAAACAAACAATTTTCCGTTTAAAAACAATGGAGTTTGTTTTTATCACGCCCTTCAATACAAACTTTATTGTTTACACGTTACAATCTATCTTGTATTCTCAGCTAATCAGTACGATACATTGGCCACTGGGCAAAGTTAGTCAGCCCATATAAACGGCCTCCTTACCTCAGCCGCTTCATTAAGGAGGCTGAGGTATAACAACCGGCGGTCATCTACCGCCATAACTAAGCGCATAAGGTTACTAACGTTCTGACGCCGGGAAAGACCGGGAGGGTGAAATGAGAGATTTTGCACGCAAACCAGGACGGCAGCAGGCCGTAAAACTGATTTTTTTCGAGGTGATTCTTCGCCGTGTTTGCTACCTGTTGGCGCAAAAGGGGAATCCAGATGTGTAACTCAACAAAATGCGGGTACTGCGGCAAGCCGGTTGAACCGGAGGAAGTAGTCAAAAGTACCCTTCTCTATCGCAACGGCGCACAGCTGGCGCGCAAAGAAAAAGAATACTGCTCTGAACGTTGTGCTTCGTACGACCAGATGGCCCACGAAAGCTAACGTAAAAGCCGCGCAAGGCGGCCCGTACGTCCGGTGACACCGACCAAAGTTACACCGGAAAACTACTTAAAAAACCAAAGTTCACCCAATGGGCGCTATCTCTGGCCCGGGGATCTTACATCCAAAAAAGAGGATCTCACATGGAATTTTTCTATGTAGTTAAGGCTACGCAGAAATC